ACTAACGTAGCGACGCTAACTACTGACTTAGAGCACAGCTTCTCCGTAGGGGACATCGTTGTAGTTTCGGGAATCGGCTACCCATTCGAGGGGACCCACACAATAACGGGAATAACTGCTACCGAAATCACCTTTACAGTCTCTGGAGACGATGTAGCACCACAGACTGTAGCAGGTACAGCTAGTGAGCAACGAGCCCTGTTTGCTGGACTGAAGTTCATTTTTAGCACTGCTGGAACCTTCTATGTAGACCAGATCCAGATTGCAGATACAACTTCCGCTGAGGTGGACAACTTCCACGAAGCACGTGCGGTGGAGATGTACTTTGCTCCTACAAAGACTAACTACCTAGAGAACCCGTCTTTCATCAATAGTGGTGATATGGACGACGTTGACTGGGCATTTGATGGAAGTGCTAGCGTTTCCTACATTAGCCCCACCACTGTGCCAGGTGTGCTTGACTCCTCAGAGATGGTAGAGGTAGCCACCACTGCTGTGGATACTTTGTACGTACACTCTCACACCTATGACGTTAGCCCAGGTGCGTACTACACCTTCAGCGTTTACGCCAAGACGGATGCAGACACTGAGCCTCTCACATTTGGCCTGAAGGTCACAGACGCTGCTGGAGTAGTTCTATTGGACGATAACTCGAATGAGATCGGATCTTCGTTCACACCTAATGGTGGAGTCACCTCTACCTGGAAGCGTTACTCAACTACAGTATTCGTCCCACAAAGCTCCACAGAGGTACGCCTACTACCGTACATCACTGGAGAAACTACGGGCAACACAGTCTACCTAGATGCTGCACAAGTGGAGAAGGGTTACGCCCCTACGGACTACTTCGACGGCTCCTACGTTACTCGTGGCGCATTCTGGCTTGGTGAAGTAAACAACTCTGAGTCAATGCTGTACGCTAACCTCGGAACCAAGATGGGTAGACTGCAAGCGGAGATCGGCAACTACCTGCCAATCAATACCCCTTATGTAATCACCATCGGTGATCCAGCTAACAAAACGTTAGAAAGTTCAGGCTTTTCATCATAAGATAGTCCTATGGACTATTTAATTACTGTACTTTTAGTTGGCGCTGCACAATACTACGTTACTGAGCTTCTAACGGCTCCTTGGAGAGTCCGCCCCCTACTCAAGACAGCGATTGACGCATTTATTGCCATTCCCGCTGCTCTTTGGATATACCCACACATTGCCCTTGCGCCTGTCATGCTTCTGGCAGGTAATCTTGTCGCATCTCTTTTGCGTGTCGCTGTCGATGCTGTAACATCTAAGCCTCAGACAATTACTCGTCAAAGGAACTATTAATGGATTTATCGCCTTCCGAACAGGCGGTATTTGATGCACTAAAGAGTAAGAGAGATCGTTGGGGCGACATTAACGTCACAATGGTTGACCTTGGTATACTCACTGGCTTTGGTCGCACCAAACTATCGCAAACCGTATCAACCCTGAAAGAACACGGGGTTATTCAAGTTATTCGCACTAAGCGAAACTACGGGAAGCTATTCACCAATCGTTATCGAATTATTGAGCGAACATCAACAGCCAATAATACTGATAAAGAATTACCTAAGAATAAATCTATCTCTGTATATCTCTCTAACAACGTTAGCTGTGGATGTTCGGACCCAAGTTGCAAAGGATATGACGTGAACAAGTGGCAAGACGATGATGACTTCGGTGCCGTAGGTCTCTTCGAAGGGGAGAAAGAACAAAAGGCAATTAGCAAGAAGGATCCCAAGACCCGCCACCTACGTCCACAGGAAGAGTGGACCAGTGCAGACGTGGCCTCAGAGTTCGGAGCTAAGCTTCGCTCTAAGTTCACCCACATCCCTGGCCTGGTAAATGTAGCTAGCCTTCGACCAATCCTGGCCAAGTACCGCAAGGAATACGGACTTACACCCCTGGTGGAGCTAGAAGTCATGGAGATGATGTTCGGGGATAACCGCATCCTTGACAGAATCAAGAAGGAACCCCACAATGCATACAGGGTATTCCTCAAGATGCTTAGCACCCACCACGACAAGGCACTAGCAAACCTGGGACTTGACGAGGTAGACCAATCTGAGCCAGACTTGTATGTCTACGCTTCGGATGGCACACGATTTGACAACTCGATGCCAGGTAGGGCAGACTTGAGAGCCTACGAAGCAACCCTGAAGTAAACTGCGTAAGAAAGGGAGAAGATGACTTACGAAGTTCGAGCACTGTCGCCAATCAAGCGTCAGTGGCTTATCAAGACCGCAAACATTCCACACCGTTTCCTTGGTGTAGAGCCACAGGACATTATCGATGACCTGGGCTCATTTCCAGCAGAGATTGATAGCTGGTTAACCAAGGTGCTAGACGGTAAGGTAATCAAGCGGATCGGTGGACTAGGCACCACAGGTGTCGGACTCCTCTTCGATGGTGGACCAGGGCTGGGTAAGACTACTCACGCCGTGACCACCATCATGGAGCTGATCCGTCGCCTACCTGAGGACGATGCAAAGATTGCCGAGGTGTTCAAGTACGCAATGCCTGAATACCGTGCACGTCCTATTTACTACATGACTTTCCCTGAGTTCATCTCTCGCAAGAAGGCCCTGATGGAAGCAGACTCGGAGCAACGCTTGGAGCTGTTTCAGGAGATGGAAGGCTTCCACGGACGCTCAAAGAACGACGCACTTAACGTACGGGTTCTTGTCCTGGATGATCTGGGTAAAGAGTACGGCTCGGAGTACAACAACGCCGCATTTGACGAAGTTCTCCGTTCCCGTTATGATAAGGGTCTACCAACAATAATCACCACAAATGTTCTCCGTAATGACTGGAAGCGTCAGTACGGAGAGGCAATGGGCAGTTTTGCTTTTGAAGCGTTCCGCCGAATTGCTATCATAGGAAAGGATCTTCGCAAATAATGAAGGATATAGCTATGGAAATCGACTGGCGAGTAGTGCAGTTCTTCGTCTCTGAGGACGGAGTGGCTGAGGTCGAAGTCGATACCGAGAAGCCAAGTCGCATTCGTTGCAGCTGTGCTCGATTCAGCTCTAAGGGTAGCTGCAAGCACACCAAGTACATCCGTGAGGATATGGCAGCTCACGATGGTCACTACCAAATTCGTGTCCCATACGAGGTCCCAGATGAGGAAGCAGTACTGGCTATTGGGTCTGCCGAAAACTTCAGAAACTTTATCCTGAAGTACGGTACTGTAATCGCTCTTGATTAACGGCGATATCTCTAACGAAACTTCTCCTCGCATCATCGTCGTTGTAGACGTGGTTGCTACTACGGAGTTGATAGAGACTCGCAAGTTACTCCGCTCTACCACTGAGCGAAAGATAACTAAACTAAACAATCCCGCTCTATCCCATCTTTGGAGAATGGCAGATCGATACGGACTATCCGTAGAGATGGCTGGCTTCGAAGACCAGGGATGGACGCAGGAGCACCTCGACTTTCTGATGGACAAGTTAGACAGGCGTGGTGGCAATCCATTTAACTACGCAGAACTATACGTAAGCATCGACGACTTCATAGGTGAACTCCCATATCGAGGTAACCTAAAAGGTGTGATAGATTTACGAGAACGGGTTGCACGGTACGGGTCCTGGGGACTCGAGCTAGACAATCTGTAGCATTAACTAGGGGCATAACATGGCAGCAGACAACGAATACCGTTTGGTAAGTAAGGTCATCTACGACCGCAACATCATCCCTGTCCTTGAAAAAGGCGTAAAGGATGACTGGTTTGTAGACGATGACCTACGTCGTATCTGGAAGTTTATTCGTGAGCACTACACCACTTATCGTGAAGTGCCAACAATAGTTTCGGTAAACGACCACTTCCCAAACTTCCGTGCACTCAAGGTAGAAGACACCATCGACTACCTGATCGACACGATGATCGAGTTCCGCCGTAACTTCATCACCAGAAATGGTGTGCAGGATATCGTGCAGATCATGGCGCAGAACGACCATGAGGGTACGATTGCGGAGATGAGCAAAGTCATCGCCAAGATCAACGAGCAGGGTGTCGTTGGAACTACCCACGTTGACCTGACTAAGGATCCAGACAAGTTCTGGGAAGAGTACCAGAACGTACAGAATTCCAAGATGCTTGGTGTTCCTACTGGATTCGAAAAGATCGATGAGGCCACTGCTGGTTTCCAGGGCGGTCAGCTGATCACCGTTATCGCTCCTCCTAAGACTGGTAAGTCGCAGATTTGCCTACGCATGGCTGCTAACGTTCACCAGTCTGGCCTAGTCCCGATGTTCCAGTCCTTTGAGATGAACAACCACGAGCAGACCCAGCGTTATCTCTCGATGGTTTCGCACATCTCTAATGGACGACTACGTCAGGGTAAGCTGCGCTCCGATGAAGAAGACCGTCTGATTAACACAATCGACACCCTAAAGGAGCAACACCCATTCCACTTTGTAGACGCAGTCAATGGCCTGACCGTAGACTCTCTCATGGCAAAGGCAGACCAGCTAAAGCCAGACATTCTATTTATTGATGGTGTGTACCTGATGATGGACCAGGTCACTGGTGAGGCAAACACCCCACAGGCATTGACCAACATCACCCGTGCATTGAAGCGTGTTGCACAGCGCCTTAACATCCCCGTGGTCATCTCCACCCAGACTCTGCTGTGGAAGATGAAGGGCGGTAAGGTTTCGGCTGACTCAATCGGTTACTCATCCTCGTTCTTCCAGGACTCGGATGTAATCCTTGGCCTTGAACCAGTAGACCCAGATGATGAGCTGTCGGAGCAAAGACTTCTACGTGTTGTACAGGCACGTAACTGCCCACCATCTTCTACCTCCATTACTTGGAAGTGGGACCACGGATGCTTCCACGACGAGACCAAAGAGTCTTCGTGCAAGTTCTGCAACCCTTGGGCTAAATAATGCTGGTAGATATTCCTGATGTACTTGAGGCACTAGGCATCAGCTACTCTGACCACGGTCACGAAGCCAACGCTCTCTGCCCAGGTCACGTAGCCCGCACAGGCAAGTCGGACAACTCCCCGTCTTGGTGGATCAACCTTGAAACAGGTCAGCACATCTGCTTCTCCTGTGGCTACAAGGGCAACCTGATTCAGCTTATCTGCGATGTTAACGAGTTCTACACCCAGACTTGGGGTAACCAAGTAGGGTATGATTATAAGTCTGCAGAAACTTGGCTTGCCACAATCTCTGAGATTCCTATCGAGCGGTTGGCCGATATGGTCAAGAAGCTACCAGAGTACGTTGGTCCAGCACCCAAGCCTTTGGAAATGTCCGAGTCTCGCCTAGTAGTATTCACCGCTCCGCCTGAGCAAGCACTGCAGTCACGAAACATCACCGAAGATGCCGCTAGACAATACAGCATCCTTTGGGATCCAAAAACTAGCACATGGATCCTCCCTCTACGAGAGCCTCACTTCAACAAGCTAATGGGCTGGCAAGAGAAGGGTACGATTCATCGCACCTTCTTTAACAGGCCCGCAGGACTTCATAAGTCCAAGACTTTGTTTGGAATAGAAAACCAAAATGATGAAATGGTTATTGTTGTTGAGTCTCCTCTTGATTGCGCTCGGATTGTTTCTGCTGGATATCCAGGGGCTGTTGCAATATGCGGATCTAGTCCGAGCGAGGACCAGATAAAGCTAATCCGTTACTCCAAGAAGGTAGTGGCTGCTTTTGATAATCCGAACCTGGACAACGCTGGCAAGAAAGCCAGCAAAGAAATGTTGGAGTGGGCAAGGAAATACGGTTTAAATCTCTTTTATTTCAACTATGGTAGTAGTAGTAAAAAAGATCCTGGAGATATGACCGATGAGGAAATTCACTGGGGTATAGAGAATGCTGTCTCAGCACTATACGGAGAATTAGCCTATGTTCAAAGGGACGCTAAAACCATACCAGGTTGAGGCCGTCGATAAGATGGTTGAATCTAAGGCGACTCTAGTTGCTTACGAGATGGGTCTAGGCAAGACCCCTATGACCATCGCCGCAATTGAAAAACTCAGGGAACAGGGACAGGTGAACCAGACTGTCCTTGTTCTCTGTTTAGCATCTCTGAAGTACCAGTGGAAAAAAGAAGTAGAGAAATTCACTGACCGTACAGCCCTGGTAGTAGACGGAACCGTCTCCCAGCGACATAAGCAGTACGATGAAGCCCACGATTTTGATTACATCGTGATGAACTACGAGCAAGTAGTTAACGACTGGGACATCCTCCAGACAAAGACTTTCTCCGCAGTTATCTGCGACGAAGCTACCGCTATCAAAGGCTTTAGAGCCAAGCGGGCCAAGAAAGTAAAGCAGCTGTCTAAAAAGATTGGGATACGCTACGCCCTCACGGGAACACCCATTGAGAACGGACGGCCAGAAGAACTGTACTCGATCATGGAGTTCGTCAACCCCAAGGTACTAGGACGCTTTGATCTTTTCGACAAGACCTTTATTGTTCGCAATCACTTTGGTGGGGTAGAGCGATACAGGAACCTCCCCACTCTACACAAGGCTTTGATGGAGCACACCGTACGTAAATCTCAGAAGGATGAAGACGTACGTCCGTACCTACCTGACGCTATCTATCGTGAGCCTATCCTGGTCAAGTTAGATGGGGCCAGCCAGAAGCTGTACAACTTTATTGCCGCAGATCTTCTAACGCTCCTTCAGGAAGCCAGCGAATCCTTTGGCACATCCTTTAACGTAGCTGCTCACTACGGGCAGAGCTACGATCCAGGGGATCCCGCAAACGAGATGCGTGGCCAGATCATGTCCCGCATCGGGGCAATGAGAATGCTCTGCTCTAGTCCAAATGTCCTAGTGTCCAGCTATACTAACTTTGATTCTCACACAGGTAAGGGCAGTGCCTACGTACACTCTCTAGGAGATCTCCTTCACGGCATCTCCAAGACGCCGAAGCTAGATGCAGCAATCCGCTACCTAGAAGATCACTTGGAGATCGACGATACCTACAAGGCCGTAGTGTTTACCTCCTACCTTGACTCCGTGTCGGAGCTAGTTGATAGACTTAATGCAAAGGGTTACGGAGCGGTCGCTTATACAGGAGAGATGAATGCGGTCAAAAAAGAAGACGCAAAGGTCAAGTTTCAGACCAGGTCGCATATTCGTGTTCTTGTTAGTTCTGACGCTGGTGGTTATGGCGTGGACCTGCCTCAAGCAAATCTCCTGCTCAACTATGACCAGCCATGGTCATCTGGCCTGGCGGTGCAGCGTAACGGTAGGATTAAGCGGGCTTCTTCCACCTGGGAAACAGTAACCATTCAAGACATTCTTATAAGTAACTCCATTGAGCAACGTCAGTACGACATGCTTAAGCAAAAGATCAGCATTGCTGGTGCCATCCTTGACGGTGAAAACATTAACTCACAGGGCGGAGTTGACTTAACCGTAGGTAGCTTGATAGGATTTATTTCCACCAAGCTAATCTAGGAGAAGAAATGGCAAACCGCATCGAAGAAGAGCAGAGAGAGTTCTCTGACCCAAACGAGATCAGTTCTCAGATCCGTGAATACATTAAGCTAAAGGCCTCTATCGATGTCATGGAGTCCCGTAGCAAGGAGCTTCGTGAGAAGCTGATGGCCGAAGTTGATGCTAATGGCTACGAAGACAACAACGGAAACATCCAACTAGACTTTGAATCGCCAATCGATGGCGTACTGCGCCTGGAGAAGCAGCGTCGTACTTCCCGTAAGTTAGACGAGAGCGTCGCTATGGAGATCCTAGAGGAAAAGAACCTCGTAGACGACCTCACCAAGTTGGTGCGGGTTATCGATGAAGAGGCTGTCATGGCAGCCCTATACGAGGACAAGCTCACTGAGGAGGAACTTGACAGCATGTTCCCTACCACAGTAACCTGGGCTCTACGTACACCAAAGAAGTAGGTAACTATGAGAAGTCCTGAAGACATTCTCAAGACTTTTGAAAACCTTGACAAAATTCCAGGATCCAAGCGCACACGGCGTGAAAGCTCTGAAGTAGCGGACAAACAACGTAGGCGCATCCTGGAAGATGAAACCAATGGTTGGGATGCTAATCCCGTAATTAAAACACTACGTGGTAAAGAGGTGGAGTTCTTTACTATTAACTCTCTAGCAGCTGCTTTGGAGAAGAGCGTGGTTAGCATTCGTCTTTGGGAAAAGAAGGGCTTCATTCCAAAAGCACCATACCGTATGCGTTCCAAGACGCTGAACGGTAAGCAGGTAGAGGGCAATCGTGCTTACACCCGTGAGCTGATTGAGATTGCCATAGAAGAATTCGCACGGCGTGGACTTCTGGGTTCCGCTCGTGTAGAATGGAAACACCACGACGATCTAACCGACACGCTGGTAAAGCGTTGGCGTGATATAGTGGGTAACTGAGAGCCATAAGGCCTCCGAATAACTGGACGAAAGTCCCAACGAGAAAGAATAGCCATGAAGAACCCAAGTGTAAACTCCGACACCTACCTCGACGAGGATCTCGACGACGAGTTCGTAGAGGACACCCCTAACATCTCTGCCAAGCACGGCACCACTGTGCAGGCAGGCTGGGGAGCAGCTAAGGCTGCACTGAAGCCGAAGGAAAAGACTACGGCTTACCCAACAAACTTCCGCTTTAGCGAGCAGGCTACTCTGGTCCGCTTCCTAGACAACGAGCCTTTCGCTGTCTATGACGAGCACTGGGTTGACCGCAACGAGGGACGTCGTTCGTTCGTCTGCCTCGGTGAGGACTGCCCACTGTGTACCATCGCTAACCAGAAGCCTCGTGCAAAGTTCTCTTTCAACGTTCTCGTTGTAAGCGACGAGGAGCCAAACGTTCAGATTATGACCGTTCCTCCTACCTTTGCTCGCCAGCTGGAGGCCGCTAACGACGACCCACGTCGTGGCCCACTGACCAAGTACTACTGGGCTCTAAGCCGCCTGGGCACTGGTCGTGACACCCAGTACAACCTTGACCGTGTTCGTGCAACTGACCTCGCAGAGGACTGGGAGCTGGATGCTGACAGCCTTGATGAGGCTGCTTCGAACGCCAAGCGTTACGATCTGAGTACCGTTTACGTAAGCCCCTACGAGGACGTACTCGAGGTAGCTAAGTCAATCGCTTAAGCTAACTCACGAGGGGGCTAGGACCATGGCGGTTCTAGCCCCCCATTAATCTCTAGGGGCAAAACATGAACATTATCACCACCAAAGAACAACTACGAGAGTTTGTAGAGTACTACAAGACCGTAGACGCATTTGCATTTGACGTCGAGACCATTGGCGAAGACAGACTATATCCAGTAATCAATGATGTTTGCTGGATATCTTTTGCTACCGAGGGACGTGTAGACGTAATTCCTATGGGCCACCCTAATGGTGCTGCCGAGGGCTTTAAGAAGCCATTACTGTTAGAAGGACAGCGTCGCCTTGAGGCGGGTAAGCCTATCCTTGACAGCCACTACTCCAAGGATCAGCGTAAGTGGGAACCACAGTTCGGTGAGCCGCCTGCCCAGCTACTCCCAGGCGAAGTGTTCTCCGCCATCAAGCCAATTATGTTTAGCGACAAGTTAAAGATCGCTCACAACGCCAAGTTCGACCTCAAGTCTGTGGCGAAGTATTTCCGTGGTCAAGTTCCGTCTAAGCCATACTTTGACACTCTTACTGCTGCTTTCATCGTAAACAACATGAACAAGAACGGCCTAGGTCTCAAGGACTGCGTTAAGCGTGAGCTGGGCGTGGAGATGGAGAAGGGTATAGGAGCAGACATCTCACAGCACAGCTTTGACGATGTTGCTAACTACTCTGGTATTGACTCCGCTCTTACCTGGGATCTCTACAAGGCTCTGGCCCCAAAGATCACTGGCAACCTCAAGAAGGTCTGGAAGCTGGAGATGGACGTCACCGCTGCTCTATGCGACATGGAGCTAACTGGTGCCTACATCGACACCGCTCAGCTGAACGTGCTAGCAGAGCAGATCGAGACAGATCGTGAGATCGCTAAGGGCAAAGCATTTGCAGCTGCTGGAGAAGCTTTTGCTATTAACTCCGTTCAGGCAAAGCAACGCCTGTTGTTTACTCCTCAAGGAGAGAACAAGAAGCCACGACTGACTCCCAACACCAAGTTCAAGAACGTTCTTACCACCAAGGGCTTTGAGGCCAAAAAGGCTGGAGAAGAGCTCAACGAGACTCACTACTCGGTAGGTGCAGAGGCACTAGAATATTATCGTGGCAAGGATGATCTGGTAGATGCTCTCCTAGAGTATGCTGACCTTAACAAGCTGATGACCACGTATGTAACTCCTTATACTGGCGGTGTAGTAGAGCGTGAGACGAATGGTAAGAAGACTCTTATCCAGAAGAAGTCGCTCCTCATCAACGGCCGAGTCCACACCAACTTTAAGAGCCACGGTGCAGAGACTGGTCGTTTTAGCTCGTCTGAACCTAACCTCCAGAACATCCCGTCTTCGGGAGAATACGGGAAGCTTGTCCGCAATCTTTTCGTTGCTCCTCCTGGTCACAAGCTTGTTGTGGCTGACTATTCCCAGATCGAACCACGCATCATTGCGTCGTTCTCAGGAGACCCACGACTAGTGAACAACTACGTATCGGGCGGGGATATCTACACCACTATCGGTGACACCATGGGTGTGGACCGTAAGGCAGGTAAGGTTCTCGTACTGGCTATTTCGTACGGTGTAGGACCAGATAAGATCGCTGCATCTATCGGATGTTCCCTAAACGAAGCCAAGAATCTTCTGACTCGCTTTGAGAAGGAGTTCTCCTCTATTGCCAAGTACAAGGCAAAGGTAATCCGCCTGGCCAAGCAGGCTGGAGCAGTACCTTACGTGGAGACCCTGTTCGGTCGTCGTCGCTACATCCCAGACCTTCTTAGCAAAGAGATGGGTCTCCTATCTCGTGCAGAACGTCAGGCGTTCAACACCATGATCCAGGGATCAGCTGCTGACATTATGAAGCTGGCTCTAGTACGTGCTCACTCGTGCTTTATCGATGAGCCCAACATTAACGTGGTACTTACCGTACACGATGAATTGGTCACCATCTGTCCTGAAGAGGATGCTGAAGATGTGGCTGAGGCAATTCGCACCTCTATGGAAGGAATCAAGTTGAGCGCCATTAAGGTTCCGCTAATTGCGGACGTAAAGATTGTCGATAAGTGGGGCGAAGCCAAGTAATGTTTAGGAAAAAGAAGTCCAACAAGATGGACATCAGTGTTGCCGAAATGAGCAACCGTGTCCGAGGGTTCCTACTGGACTCTCAGTTCCCAGAGGCTTACGAGCTGAGCGTACTTATGGGATGCTCAGTAGTCAGCGATGAGGTTGCTGCTCACGAGGAGGAAGACAGCGAGGATCGTGTAGAACGTGTTGCCTCACTCATCCCTCTCCTTTACGCTTATTCCCACACGATCTCTGAAGGAGCGGTGGAGTACCAGCGTAAGAACCTGGATGAAAACTTCAAGGGCTTTCCAGATGATCTCTGGATTGCTGCACGACGGATCCTGGAACAGGTAACCATGTCTGTCCTTCTGGGATCTATCTCTCAATTAGTAGACATGGGATTCCTCAAGCTTCCTAAGGAGAAGTAATGAGCAACGCAGATTGGTTTGCAAGAAAGCTAGGTAACCCTCAGCCTGTGTCACAGGGTCGTCCTTCTAATATGCCTCCTATGCCACCTTCACAGCAGCCGATGGCTCCTATGCCCACGTTTCAACAGCCGCAGGCGTCGAAGGCACAGAGCGCTAATCAGACTGCTACGTGTCCTGACTGCGGGTCGAGCAATTACATGGCTCCAACTCCTCAAATCGCACTCCGCTGTTATGACTGCGGGTATCCCGTACAGCAGTCTGGATCACGTTACGGCTCGCTCGCTGGTGCTCACACTGAAGGTGCTGCTAAGGCGGCAACTGGCAACGACTCTACGAGCAATTGGAATCCAACGCAAATCATCGGACGGGTAGATTAGTGAATAAAAAACCATTTAGCAGAGACCACTATGACCAAGACGATAGTGCAAAGTACCAAGTAGTCAAGTGGCTCCGCAATAGTGGTCACGAAGCTCAGGTTAATCCTGAACGATACGGCATCGATGTCCTAGCAAACAAAGACGGCGTTGACTATAAGTATGAGGTAGAGGTAAAGCACAACTGGAAAGGCGAAACTTTCCAGTACACAACTCTCCACTACTCGGATCGTAAGCGTAAGTTCCTGGACACTCCAGACAACACTTACTTTGTAACGTTAAACCACGAGCGCACACACGCACTCCTTGTCCCTGGTTTGATTTTGCACGCTGCTCCTACTATTATTAAAGACACGATCTATACCCGAGGCGAGAAGTTCATCGAGGTTCAGGTAGCGGATTGTACGATCATCCTTATCCCTGAACTAGAGGACACCGATGTCGAAGCTGACTAGCCCAGAAGCTATTGCTGGATTTAATGCTGGTATCTATCAGTCTGCTCACTTCCTAAACGCTGTGGCAAAGGACCTCAAGGAGTTTGACGGAGATAACTCCAGAGATGCCAGACTCCTAGAAGAGTTAGCAAGGATGCTGACTTATGACTTTATCGAAACGGAAAAATAAATGATTAGCGCTGAAGCCAAGAAGATTATGGCCCAGATCAACAAGAAGCTGGGCAGTGATGTAGTAGTTATGGGTGGAGACATCCGTGAGGACCTGATCCAGCGTGCCAGTACTGGCTCTACTACTTTGGATTACATTCTTGGTGGAGGCTTCCCTACCAACCAGTGGAACGAGCTCAGAGGAGAGCCTAGCCACGGTAAGACCGCTTTAGCGCTAAAGACTATTGCTGCTAATCAGGCCGTTAACCCAGAGTATGTTGCTGTATGGGTAGCTGCTGAGCAGTGGGTGCCATCCTACGCAGAGATGTGCGGTGTAGACATTTCCCGTGTAATCGTTATTGAGACCAACATCATGGAGGAAGCCTACGATGCTGTACTGGCTTTCGCTGAGTCTAAGGCGGTAGACGCTGTAGTCATCGACTCTCTACCAGCCCTAGTTCCTGGACCTGAGAACGAGAAGAACATGGACGAGATGACCGTAGGTCGTGGAGCCCTTCTCACTAACAAGTTCTTCCGTAAGGCAGGTGCTGCGATGAAGCGTAGCCTGACTGAGGCAGAGCGACCTATCCTGGGAATTATCATCAACCAGTACCGTAGCAAGATTGGCGTAATGCACGGAGATCCACGTACCACTCCAGGTGGCCAGGGTAAGGACTACGCCTACTTCACCATCTCCGAGGTACGCCGTGACGAGTGGATCGAAGACGGTACAGGAGTAAACAAGGTTCGTGTAGGACAGCGCATCAAGATCCGTGTAATCAAGAACAAGACTGCCCCACCACAGCAGACCGCTTACATTGATTACTACTTCAAGGATGCCAGTGTCTTTGCAGCTGGTGACTTTGACACCGCCAAGGAAGTTGCGGCTATGTGCATCACCCTCAACATTGTTGACCGTAAGGGTGGATGGGTATACTATGGAGAGCGTAAGTGGCAGGGCCTTGAGTCCTTTGCAAATTCAGTCCGTGAGGAACTTGACTTGCAGGACGAACTGCGTAAACTAGTACTTGCAAACACCAACACACCGATGGGAGTAGAAGACGATGGGGAAGATGAATAGTCTTTACCAAGACACTATCGAGGCTGACTACGACAAGTACGTAGAGTCCGAGAGCGAAAAGCTACGCAACGAAGGCGCTGAAGAACTGCGCATCGAAATCTTGCGTGAGCTGACCGTAGAGGCCAAGAAGTCCTGGACAGATGGCGAGAAGTTTGCTTATGCAGTTGCTCGTGCTGTTATCGAGAATGCTAGGAGAGCATAGTATGTGGATTAGCAAAAAGAAGTACGAGAACGACCTTCGTAAGGTAAAGAGCGAAGCAGCCTTAGAGTCACTAGACCGTGAAGCCGAGTTTAAGAAGTGGGAAGAGCTCGAGAAGCTTAAGAAGGAAGTAAAGAAGCTTAAGAAGCAGATCCGAGAAGGCTACTAATTGAAGTCTGAAGGCCAGAAGCAGTCCCAGAAGCACGAGAAACGCATTGCGAAAGAGATCGGCGGATCTCGCACTGCGGCTTCTGGGGCTTTCTGGTCTCGAAAAGGGGATGTTCGTAACCCTAGCCTACTTATCGAACACAAATGGACAGGGAAGAAGTCCAAGACAATCACAGCCACAGAGCTCGAAAAGATCTCAACGGAAGCAATCATGGATGGTCGTATGCCAGTATTTGGTATACACCTAAACGGTAACGACTACGTTATCCTATCTGAGAATGACTTCTTAGAGATGGCACGGGATCTGGGAAAGATTGATGACTGAACGTCAAAGTGAAAACTGGAGAACTGAAGCTGCTTGCTTTGGTGTAGATACGGAGATTTTCTACCCTCCTAGAGACAAGGACCTCTACCGAGTCATTGCAGACGAGGCCAAGTCCTACTGCTTCGGCTTCGATGACGTACCCCCTTGTCCCGTGCGCCTCAACTGCCTGTGGTATGCCGTCAACGGCGACGAGGGCCACGGCATCTGGGGTGGGCTATCTCACCGAGAGCGAAACGCACTTGTGCGTCGCTGGAGGAAGCAATATCGTAGTAAGATGACTCTCAAGGAGTACATCTTCTCATTAAACGAAGGAAACAAAAATGGGGCCAGTAAAGTCAAGCCTTAAGGCTTACTTAGACGCAAAGGCAAAGCCTAACCGTCTTATCGGAGATTTAGAACGACACCTACAGAAGCGACCAGTTGGAGACCGTAGCACCCTAGTGCTGCACCCTTCCGAGATCATCAAGACAGACTTCTGTGAACGAGCATCGTGGTATCTGCTTAGCGGAGTAACCAAGATCGCTGAGAAGCCAAACCTACGTCTACAGTCCATCTTTGACGAGGGCCACGCTATCCACGCTAAGTGGCAGAGGTGGTTCCAGGAGATGGAGGTCCTTCACGGTAAGTTTAAGTGTGACGTATGCGACCACATCACCTGGGGAACTTCCCCTAAGGAATGCGAGGTCTGTCAGGCCCCAGCATCGAAGCTGGTATACGCTGAGGTAACCCTGTACGATGATGCGTTGCGTATCAAGGGTCACACCGATGGCTGGGTTAAGGACAAGGTTGGAGACACCCTCATTGAGATTAAGTCCATCGGTCCTGGAACTATTCGTAACGAAGCCCCATCTCTACTGGCAGAGGCGGATGGCGACTTTATGAAGGCTTGGAAGCTGGTACGTAAGCCATTCGGCCCACACATCCTGCAGGGTCAGATGTACATGGAACTGATGCACCGTATGGGCAATCCTATCGAAGAGATTGTATTTATCTACGAACTCAAGGCGGACCAGGATTACAAGGAGTTTGTAATCAAGCGTAACCCTGACTTGGTAGAGCACATCTTCGAGAAGGCAGAGCGCATCGTCACCGCCGTAGAGGCTGGCGTAGAGCCTCAGTGCAACAACAACCCAGGCGGCAAGTGCAAGCAATGCCAGCCATACTCGCTGGACCTTTTGGAGGTTGAAGATGTCATCGCTTAGAAAGTTTGAGGGATGGGGACTTACCTTCCAAAAGCCAGAAGGAGAACCGCCAACTCTTCCTCCAGATATCACAGACATTAGCTCTGAGGAACTGGGCGAGCTGTTTACCAGACTTACTGCTTGGACTGACTACATCAACTCCCAGCTGACTACTGCCCAGCTAGATGAGCGTGCTGCCCTAAAGAAGAAGGACTTCCTAGAGAACACCATGCTGATTAAGCGTATGGGTGCTCAGGTAAAGGGTGAGCGTGTTACCGCTATCAAGGCAGAGATTGCTATCCATCAGGATGTTGTTGACCTGGACAACGACTACGAGGAGAAGTATGCCTATCGCAAGCTGGTAGAGATGCTTATGAACAACCATGAGCGTGACCTACAGCTGGTTAGCCGTGAGATTACTCGTCGCAACAACACCCGTAGGGACTTTGGATGATCATTGGTATTGGTGGTTGGGCCCGTGCAGGTAAGGATACTGTAGCGGACTTCTTGGTACACAACCACGGATTTAAGAAGATGTCCTTTGCAGACCCAATGCGTGAAGCCTTGGTACGTTTGAACCCCACTATCTTGGTGGGGGATCACTACTCTCCTTTAGCCACGGCTGTTCGCCTTATTGGCTGGGAGGAGCTGAAGGTCGCAAGCCCAGATATCCGTCCTCTCCTTCAGAGATTTGGTACTGAAGTTGGCCGCAAGATGTTTGGTGAGAACTTCTGGGTAGACATAGCCCTGAAAGAAGCTGCCAAGTACGAGAACGTAGTCTTTGCTGATTGCCGTTTCCTCAATGAGGTTAACGCTCTACATTTAATAGGTGGTGAAACCTGGCGTGTTAATCGCCCAGGATTCGATGCGGTAAACGACCACGTCTCTGAGCATGAACTCGATGACTACAAATTCCACCGATATTTAGATAACTCTGGTGATCTTAATCACTTACACACTCAAGTTAGCGTCATGGTAGACCTGTCTAAGACACTACAATGGCTTTAATGAGTGAAAAAGTATTTGACGGAAACCTTATCTTTGGCAAGCCAGTGGCGATTGGTATCGATCAATCGCTTACTGGTTTTGCTCTATCTGCGGTAAACGTTCTCTCCCCAGAGAATCACACTACCTGGGTATACAAGTCGGAGTACAGAGGCGTACAACGACTGAATGACATTTCCGAATGGATGGTAGGGAAACTGGACCTGCTGCTAAGTCAGGGGAACTCCGTCTACGACGTTGCCATGGAAGGCACCGTTCTACAGAGCCAGGCAGCTCTTGTACTGGGCGAACTAGCTGCCACAGTAAAGCTCACGCTATTCTCCTACTTCGATGAGGTAGAGGAATCCTTCCTACGCACCCCGCTACAGATCCCACCGATGACCCTGAAGAAGTACGCATCTGGTAAGGGTAACGCTAAGAAGCAAGAGATGCTTATGCAGATATATAAGCGTTGGGGCCTAGAGTTTAATGATGACAACGCCGCCGATGCTTACGCCCTAGCAAGGCTAGCTGGAGAATGCGTTATTGATCCCGTCGAGAAAAGCATCGTAGAGCAGGTCAAAGATCCGAAATATAGAGATAAACTCTACTAATTAATGTATTCTTAAGAGTGGATCGGCATATCTATATTTAAAGGACTACTATATGTCAAACGATGCCGCAAACTCGACCAAAGAGGACTACCTAAAAGTATCTGGTAGCTCTAGCCCACAATCTGTAGCGTCAGCTATTGCTCACGCTATTTACGACACTAACACCGTTAAGCTTCGTGCAGTTGGTGCCAGCGCAGTCAATCAGGCTGTCAAGGCAATTGCTATTGCAAGAGGATTCGTTGCTCCACGAGGCTTAGATCTTACCTGTGTTCCTGGGTTCACATCCGTTGATTCCCACGAGGGCACAATCAGCGCCATTGTTTTTATTATCACTACTCACTAAAAAAGCTTTATCCTTAATATAAGGAGTAAGAGGAGTCATTATGGCAACCAATTACAGTGTCGGACACGGTATGCGCCGTCGTTCAGGCATCCCATCATCCTACGTAGAGGCAGCAGGTAAATCCATGGCACGTTCACACTCGACTTCAGAAGAGCAATACGAGGCAGCATCGGCTGCTAACAGTGTTCGCATCCCTATCGGTGGTGCAGCTCCAGCCCCAGCTCTAAAGGGAACTCTGGTTCCAAAGAAGAGCGGCAAGGGTGACGTTCAGCTGGGCGCAAAGGTTAACCGTGCTAACGTTGAGGTTCTCGGTGCTTCGTACCGAATCCAGCCTAACACCAACGTTGCTGTGGTAGACCCAACTCTGGGCCCAACCATGGGTTCTGCACGTACCGTTCCTTCGGTTCAGGGCCGTGTTGCACCTAACTTCGACTCAGGTATGCAGGCAGCTGCTCAGTAATGGATACTTCAGGCTTCTACACGCCTAGCGTAGGCACTAACGAGCCTAGGCATTTAGCTGCTGAGTCTTCGACTACTCGTGGTACTGCAGGTAAGCTTACTTGGTACACCAGCCACGTAGCTCAAGGACATCCACTAAGTATTAGCAAGCAGTTTAGACGTACTGACGTGGATTTTGGGGAGTCTTCTACTCCTCCTGCATTCCAACAGTAATAAGGATAACCAATGGCTGGTGCAGTAAATAACTTCTCACCGCAGCAGAACTGGCAGTCCCTTGGTGGTAACGGATTTATCGGTTACAACAACCAGGGGGGTCAGGGCGTACCTGTAGCTCGTGGTGAGCTGGATGCTATCCGCATCGGTACTGGCCGTGTTCCTTCAGCGGAGTACCCAGACGGTTATCTGGGTACTATCCGTTCTCGCCGTGATGACCGTCTCCTTGACTCTATTAAGTCTCGTGTAGGACAGAAGTCATACCAACGTGGCGTACACAAGGGTGAGCGTATTGAGCCATCCATGTACTTTTGGCCATCCAGCTTTAACGACCAAATGGGAATTAAGCGTGAGTCCCGTGCCAAGTACGATCCCGAGTCAGGTACATACAAGGTGCCTAGATACACTCAGGATATCCTTCTAACTCCTGCTCCACACCTAGTCAACGACGGTAAAAGCAATATGGTTTCTGACTCTCCAGGAAGCATTAACGTACAACGTGCTAATGCTATGGCCTACTTAAAGCCAGTGTGGAGATAAATGCCTTACACATTCGATGGTCGTTATGACTACACAAAGCCTTGGGTGACAGCCTCTCCTGCAGAGGAAGACTACGCCCAACCCCAATGGACCTATAACGGTCCTTGGGCTTCTAATATGGAGCGATTAACTCAACAAGCACTGTTGGCAGCAACAATGCCTGGGGAACAACTGCAGCAGTTAGTTCGCCCGCCCCTTCCACAAATTCGCCTATTTCCAGACCGCTTTGGGTTTGGTAATCGTTTACAACCAGATATCGATGACGTTATTAGTCTTGACCGAGTCTACACAGAGCCTAGAGTTTCCTGGTATTCAGGATCTCCAGCAGGATACTCTGGTAGTAGCAGAAATGATCTAGGAGCTAATTAATAATGGCCGAAAACAATGTTTCTCGTGTTGGTGACGTAAGACCTCACCCAGAGACAGGGTTCCGACAGGTACTCACCCAGCGTGGTAAGCACACTCGTTGGATTGACACTCCAGAACAGGCAGGACCTACTCAGGTTCTGCACAATGGTTTTGCAAAAGACCCAGCTAGCCTTTCCCCACAAGAGCTGGACGAAGTTCGTGC